AAACGACGATGTCGCCTTCTTTCGTGACTTTTGCCCACAGCAGGAACCAGTTTCTGGCTCCAGCAGGGTCGCACGAAAAGAATATAGTACCTTCTTTCGGGATGTTTTCGTTTTTGATGATGTGTGCTTCGCTAAACATTGGGAATTGTGACCCGACGAGTGCTTGTGCCCATCCGTATGCTCTGATTTTCTTTTCATAGTCTGTTTTTGATTCAAGTTGCTTGACCATTTGGTCAAAAGGTGAATATACATTAAATTTTGAGTGAAACCAAATCACTCCACCAGTTCTATTTCTGGCATTTGCTGTATATGGCATATGCCCCTTTGGGCACCCAGGTACATGGATAATATTTTGAGGAAGTATGTCGGCTTTTTTAGTTTTTGTGATAGCACATCCACTAATATACTCTTTTACTACCTGCGAAAATCCATTGATTGGAGTAAATGTAACTAATAACTTACCTCTTCGTGTCAATATGCGATAACGCAAGGTTTGCACCCAGTCAAGTGGTACTAATTCGTCGCACCAAATAAAATCTGGCTCTCCACCTTCAATAACTACCTTATCTTGTGAGTAGTTCATGAAAATACATTGACTTCCATTAGGCAAAACAAAAGAATTGTTAGAAAACCCGTTTTTTAGAGAGTATTGTATGTTTGTTATTCTGCCTTTTTTTGTATTTTTAAGTTCTGCAGGGATATATTTCCACAAAACATTCTGTTGCATCTGAATTGATGACATAGATGTTGTGTGAATGCACCAAACAATGGCTCCCGGCTTATTGACTAATGTAAATATTGCTCGCTTGGCTGCATATTCTGTTTTACCTGCACGGTTTCCACCAAGAATTAGCAGTTCATCTTTATCTTTTAAAATTTCGTCAGCATCTTTCCAATGGAATGGCTCGTATCCGTGACGATACGGGTCTTCTTTTTCTGCTTTTATTTTATCTTCACGCAATTGAATCAATTCTGTAACCTGTTCGACACCTTTTTCTTTAATTAAATTACGTAATTGTTCTTCCGTTGGCTTTATCAACAACGGATGGTCGCTCATTTTTTGTAATATTTCGTTCATCAATAAATTTGTTCTCCCGTATAAGTTGGGTCAAATCCTGATCTCATTAATGCTTTTGCTTTATCATATTCAATTTCGTTTCTTGTTCTTACATCTATATTACCTTCACTGTCTCCAGTAAGCTCACCACCTTGTAAAGTTCTTCCAGCCATTCCAAGCTCTCCTGCAGCACCAACAAGACCAAGTAAAAAACTACCTGCTTTTCCAAGTGCACCAATTTTAGGTCCCATTCCTCTATATTTATTTGGTACAAGCCCAATTGGTATTTTGGTTTCTGGGTTTGGAATAAATTCTCCTGCAGTAAGACCCCTTCTTTGCATTTCTCTACCCCAAATAGTTAATCCGTCATAAACATTACCGGTTAATCTTTTTACACCAGCTTGCATTTCAGGTGAATCTGCAATTTTTAATCTATCTAATAATGGCTTGATTTGTGCCTCTGTTGCACCATATTTTCTTAAGTTTGCAATTTGTGCCTCCATGTCTAATTTTTGAATTTCAGCGACTGAAAGTTGTCCTGCACCACCCTCAATTAACGATGCTAAATTATGCATTCCAGGGTCTTCACTTCTGATTGATGCTATTGCTTTTTGTCTTGCAGTCAATCCTTCAACATTTTCTTCAATTCTTTTAATACGGTCAATCTGTTCTTTTGTAATTCCAGAATAATCATCTAATCTAAATTGTGCTCTTTGTTGACTTGGGGTAAGAGGGGATAACGGGTCTACTTCCGGGTATTGGTATTTTAGTCTTCTTTGAATCCAGTAATTAGGGTCTTGTTCTGAAATCATTCTTGCATGAACATCAACTTGAGAGTATGGTGGAAACCCGGCTTCAACACCACCTTGAAGTGCCGCCGTGTTATCATATTTTAACGCTGCGTCATAAACACCCCTTCCTCCGTGACCAATTCTATAAGCAGGGTCTAAAAATCTTGAACTAAATTTTTTTTCTTCTCCTGGCCATAGATTAGCGTCGTAGTGGTCAACTGCTCTTTTTGCATTTAATATTCTTGCATCAAGCCATGCGTTGAATTGAACATTAGCATCTATTTGGTCATATTGTCCCATAATTATATTGAAATGCTCCCATCTTCATTCATTATTACTCCTTCTTGAAATAACTTTTTCATTCTTTCATCTGGTGAAGGACCAAGTTCACTTGGTAAATAAACATCAACTTGTCCGTCTTTTTCTTCCAGACGTCCTCCCATAAGAGCTCTTGAAGCCATTCCAATTTCTCCTGCAAAACCAGCAAGACCAAGAAGAAATCCACCAACATTAGGAAATTTTGGTGGTGTTCTTGGTGGAGTTCCTGGTGTAAATCTTTCTGCTGTTAAACCATGTTTTCTTGTTACTTTACCCCATTGGTCAAGTAAATCTATTGTTGTTTGTCTTCTTTGTTTCATTACATCTGGATCTGGAATAAAAAGTGACTGGTTTGAATCTACTCCATATATTCTTACAAATTTTTCTGGTGTCAGACCTTTTGCGTCAAGTGAATCTCCTAGGCCTGGATTTTCTTTAATATATCTCTTAAGGTTTGCTAAATAAATTGAATTTCGTTCATCTCCCCAATTTGCAATTGCACCCAATCTTTGTTGCCCTCCAAGCAGTTCTAATCTAGATGCTAGTTGGTGTGCACTTGCATTTTCCATTCTAAACTCTTGAATTGCTTTTTGTCTTTCAATAAATGCATATGCTTCTTGAGACATTCTTGCTTTATGGTTTAAGTCTGAATCTGATGTTGCAGGAAATGATTGAGCGTCTGTGTAATGAAGTTGTCTAATTTGTTCTGGTGTCATGTCCCTATACAGTTCCATCGCCCTTAACCATTGTTGATGCCTAAGTTCAGGTTCTTGGTCTGGTGATAAATTTATATATTTAGGAACTTGGCTTTTTCTAAAAAATTTCATCATTGTTGGGTCAACATTTGCTTCACCGCTTGATGAAAGTCCTCCATTATTTCCATTTGGTCCCCAATGAATATATCTTTTTGGTGCACCAGATAATGTATCTAGTTCAATATCAAATGATGGTGGGTGCAACAGCCCCATTTTATCTTGCTGTGGAGCAAAATGTTTAGCGGTGTTAATACCGGATTGTTCAAATCCGATTAACTGCATTTCTGGGTCGTCAAATAATCCCATAATTATAGCCAAGTACTGGAGTCGTCTCCATTAACATAATATTCGTCGCCCGTTTCATCATCTTCATCAACAGGGTAGTCGACGGAAATAAATTTCTTGGGGACGAACATGATCACATTCCGCCACCCAATGGATTGCCTTTATAATTTTGTCCAGGTGCTGGTCCGCTTGGATTTGCTTGTTCCATCATTTGTTGAAACATTGCTAATTTTTGCATAGCAGCTTGTTTAGCAGGTTTAATTGAACCTTTTTTAGACATTTTATTGGATTTAAATTTCTTTTTCATTCGATTGCCTTTATACACAACTAATGTCGATTGTCAACAATTTCCTTCGCTCCTCTTGCTGACATTTTCGCTGAAGATGTTAGCAACGATTTGATTTTGACAGTTGAGGTGTCGTTCGAAAATACAAAAACAGCTCCTTTTTCTCCGGGAATCTTCAAATATAGCACCCCATCAATGCCATAATGCTTTACGACATCGGAAAAATGTAAAAATGCTGCCTCAACCTGCTCGCAAGTGTGTGCCCATTTAGCACTTTCAAGTTTTTTCTTACGCATGAATCTTTCCTCGTCCGTCAGTTTTAAAAATTGACACCCATCCATCCTTTTTTAATACCACAGGGATTACAGAATTCTTTCTAAGGTTCGTAGAATCCTTAACTTTGACAATTTGCAACGAATTCCAGCCCTCAATATTGCAAGCCACAATTCTTTTATTGACAAATTTCTGCTGAACCATCGCAGTTAACTTTTTTTCCTCAAATTCTTCTTGCTTTTTCAAATCTTTATACCCCATAAGGCGGTCATACCCTGACTTAGTCCACCAAACTGCCTTACGACCGGCTTTAGACTCAACTAAAACCCAATCCTCGTTTTCTTTGAAGTCTCCAGATGCTCGCATTTTAATTAATCTCGCTTTGGTGTACACATCATCAGCAGAAATTAAGTCATTTTCTTTTATAAAACTCATAGATGTACACCATACACAACTGCCACGCTCAGTCAATAAGAATATACCCCCATCAGAAATCTGTTGCCACCCTTTACTATAACCTATTATTATCACCTATTACTATATGTGCCAGAAAACTGGCGGGGGGGGCGCCAGAAAACTGGCGGGGTACCCTCTAAAAACTAGCGGGGGTATGTCCTTTTTGTAAAAAAATTTTCCATGTGTGAATCCACCCGATCCTGGACCGGGAATCGTTAGTCGTTCCCCCCCCACCCCCCTGCTTTTCTGTTACGATCACGTTACAGGAGTGTTACAATGAGCTTTTTTACACTTCTTTTACAATTTTAGGGTTGAGAAAAGGCAAAGGTCTGATTTACTTATAAACATAGGGTTTGACCCCTGCTCTTTGAAGTCTAATAAATCTCACGACCTTCCCCTCTAACCTAACCAATGGGGAAACCAGTGAAAAGTCAGCCAACGCTGATTTAGACCGAAAAAGTAAGATCCAACCCTATATCCGTATGACCGATAAAGAAAAGAAAGCCCAAGCCCTCGCAGACCTGCTCGCCCAAGCGTCTGCCCTCGTAATCCCCGAAGTCAACCAAACCGCAATCCAAGCAGTCGAGCCAGTCCTCGACTTGGGTGGTGCTGTTGCCTTCCCTCTGTGCGTAAAGAAGAATTGTGGCACAGTCGGTTACGCAATTGTGTCAGTCGCTGACTTTCGCTCGAAAGTCCAGTCCGCTGGCATTATTGTGTGGGTCGGTGACAAGACTCGTGAGCAAGTCGAGGCGGAAGTCGAGAAGTACGGGGCAGTCGTACCTGCCTCTGATACTCGAACCGCCAAGCAAGAGTAAGTAACCAGTCAGTCGCCAAGCCACTCTCCGAGGAATCGGGGGGTGGCTTCTTGCGTCCGTGATAGTGACCAACTTGTTGGTCACTATCATTCCTTTCTTTATGCGTTTGCTCGAAATGGGGTCAATCGCAGACTAATCGCACTAAAAGCCCCGGAAGTAATCGCAGATTGCTACCAATTCACAGCATACACACATACCCCACACCCAACGAGGATGCTCTTTTTAATCGTTTCCTCGTTTCCTGTGTTTGATCTCATTTCACGTTTCCTCAATAAATACGCATACATTGTAAACCTGGATCGCAAGGATTCCGGAACTACACCTTTTGCATTATTACTTTTTTAATTTGATTCCTTACGGAATGAGTATGCACAAAAAAAACCCCCACAAGTTATGCACCTGTGGGAGTTGTATAGTTAGCTCGTTATGCGAGTTTACATCAGTATGGATTTACTCCTTTATCCTTGTACGGACGCACTTTCTTCTTTGCGTTGCGTTTGTAGTTTTCTGCCATTTCACGTTTGTGAGTTTCGTATGCTATGGATTCAGCGGAGGGAACAGACAATGGGAGTTGACCCTGTTTAGGAGTTTCCTGTGCCTTGCTCGCTTCCTTCGAATAGTAGTCATAATCGTAATCGTCCCAAGCTCGTGACTGGTACTTTTCTGTGTATCCTGTCGCACCTGCTGATCCGAGACTTCCATACACAGATGCTTGGCTTATATACGGAGATGTCGCAGAAAACTCTGGGAAGATGGTTGATGTGATTTCACCATTGTGGAGGAATGTATGCATACACCATTCTTCGAGCATAAGAGGTTCGGTGTATACGGCATTTTTCAAGTTATAGAAGCCATTTATCAAGTCTGCGAGTTTCGAACAATGTGTCGAATCTGTGCATACGATGAATGTTCCTAATGCTTTGATATATGTGATATACAAGGGTGCTTTGTTGTCTCGCAATACGAACAATTCTCGGTTCGGGTTGAAACCTACGATTGCTGCGTATCCACTTATATTGTCTTTGAATGATTGCTCGCCATTCAAGTACATAAAGCAATTAAGCAAATGCTCGGAATCGCAGGTTGTTTGTAATGGGAGATTTTCACCTTTCCAAGCGACAACACCATTGTGTGCAATCCACCATTCTTTGTCATCTATGTTTCCTCGGAATGGGTGAGTGTTAGCAATAACTTTGTCACAAGTTGCGGTGCGTCCGTGAGCAATAAATGAACCTTTTATTGAACCTTTGCTCGGAAACTCGCCATAAGAGTCAAAGTCGACTCCTTGCTTAATTTTGGTTTTAAGCATACTCGGAAGTAGCTCACGAGATGCTTTCATCGTTCCCATACCTTTGACAGAATCGGGAGATAAAAAGCGTTCGGAGTAAACTCCGCCTTGGTGATTTAGAGCATACCCGAAACCATCTTTTTGAGAGAGTCCGAGTAACTCTGCGGATTTAGCGACAAGTTGCGATGCTTGTGCGGTATTTTTAAGAGTTAAACCTGTAATAGCAATTAACTTACACATAATGTTTTAGTAGATAAGAAGTTTATAAGGAAGATTGTAGCACGAGCGGTGTTGATCCGCTCGTGCCACGAGTAATTATTCAACCCCTCCATCTATACCATTTAACAGATACTCCCACTTGGAGATTCCTATGATGTCACCTTTTCCGTTGACTTCATAGGATTTATGGAACTTACGGATACGTCCGAAAATCCAAACCTTGATATACGAAGGACAATCCGATTGCATAAAATCATCGAAAGTCTCGATGCTTGCACCCGGAGAAGCCATATATTGCAAGAACTCTGTCCATAACTTCAACTTGTAGAAGTTGAGCGTTGCCATACCTACTCGTACTTCTATCGTTCCGAAGCGACGGAAGGGAAGAGTGTTTACAGCGGTATACTTGTTATTGGTGTGTTCACGGAATACTCCGCAATACTGATTATAAGCACGATTGTGATGCAAGGTTCGGTGTGCCCAGTCTTTTAGAGCATTACGAATCTTACCAGCAATACGAGATGCCTGTTGTTGAGTCTTTCCACGCATATCTATGTGAACGTGATTTCCACAAGAACTATTAACACGAGCACCCGCATCAGTCATATATTTCAGACAATCCTGCAAATCCTTCCAATCGGAAGGACTATTAGGATTCATAAAATAGTTTAACTCTTGATAACGTGCTAAACTCTCAGAATCGTTTTGTGCGTTTATCGAGCCGTCTCCTTTGAATGTTAAGAATCGGGCAGAAGGAAACTCGTCCTCGTCCCAATTCGTAATTTTCGAAGATTTCTCGGCAATAAACTCTAGCTCGATTCCGAGACAACTACCAGACGGACGAAACTTATTTGCTATGGCAACTTCTGTTGGAGTGAAGTTAGCAAACCAGTTAAGAGGAGAAACACCCGAAACACTTACTTTCTCTAATGCTACGTTTACACGCTCTTTGAGTGTAAGAGTATTGGGGTTGTTCTGCATAATCTCCAATCGGGACGCTTCTCGTCGAGACTTAATTACGTGTAAACACGTGATCGCACATAACACAGATTCCGAGTAGAAGTCGTTTAAGCGATAAATCGCAGAAGTGTCCTTAAACTTCAAAACACGTGTTACTTCGCTTTCACTCATTAAGTGCCAGCGAGAGAAGTTAATTTCCTTTAATACTTCGACTTCTTGTGAATCAAAGTCTTTCGACTTTACTTGGCTTACATCGTTAAAAAGTTTAACGACAAAGTGGAAGTAAGAAGGAGACGAGTGATGCAAGTATTCGAGATTCAATGCAATCCAAGTTAACAGAGACATACTACCATCGGTAGTTTTGTGGTTTAACTTGGATCGGGAGTATACACGTAAGTTAGAGCATACTTCGAGTGCTTTCAAGCGGTGTATAAACTCGCGAACAGACAAACCTCGTTGAGTGCGGTGTGTGTTGTATGCTCGTGAACCTTGTAAGGCACAATTAAGGAGTTTGATATTCTTTCGAGTTTCTTCTGGTAAAGAATTAAACCAAGAAACACGAGTTTCGATGTCAGCCCCTCGCAAGCCGAAATATATGTTTGCCTCCGATACAAACGTTAATTGTTTACGAGCAATCTTCTCACTCGTAGACAAGAGCAAAGCGTTAGCAAGCTCACCAGTTAATAATAGTAGTTTTTTATTCATACTTGTGTTGTTAGTTTAGGTATTACTCACTCGTTTTGCAGTTTGCATAGCATACTCGCCTGGCAAGTTTCCTTGCTTGGATCGTACGCTTTCAATGTGTGCATTACTTGCTTTCACGAGAAGGACTATATCAGACCACAGAAAAGATACAATACTAATCTTTACGAGTTTCAACGCATACTCGTAAACTTTTTTATTATTTTTGCTTCCGGTTGTAGGTAAACCTGGATTGCAAGTTTGCTTGTATTAAAAGGAAACCTGGATCGTAAGCATACTTGTGTTAATAGGAAACCTGGATCGGTAGTTTGCTTGTGTTACAATGAAACCTGGATCGGTAGTTTAATCGTGGCACAAGTAATCTTACAACGTAAGATTCTGGCAGCTCCCGGCAAAACTAACAATCCGAGAACCTGGTGAAAAAACAAAAAGCTCCGCCGGTTTTTTATCTACTATCATGCATTTCACTATCATTGCATTTCATTTTTGTTTGTCTTTCAATTGATTTTTATTTGCTGTGTTTTACGAATGGTGCAATATTTGCATCAAGATGTTGATATTGGAATGGGCGTTCCTCGGCAACTACAACTGTGTCGTAATTGTTGTTATCGTCATCATAAAACTTACAATCATATACTTTTTTTGAATATGATTTAACATTTTCAAGAATTTCTGGCATATTGATTTCGTAATATAAGTCTGAGCAGTCTTTGTCAGCAAACATATAGATTGGATGACAAGACAAAGCAGACATATGGCATTTTGTTGGGTCAGACTTGTCTTTAGCAAGTTTGTATATTGTTAGGTAGTTGATTTTCATTTTTGGTTTTTGTGTATTTGGTTAAAAACTGTTTTTCCGTTTGTGTATAATGCATCGAATGAGTCCCATAACTCCATTTCGTTTTCCGAAGATATCTCGAAGTACAAGTTGCTGTAAATCATAGATATGTTAATTAACCATTGGATTGGTGCACTCGATCGTGTCATGAATTTATATATAACACGATTGTCGTTTTGTTCTTCTATTACAGGATTTACTACATCCCATAATACACCCCATTCCATTAAAGTAAACTCGTACAAGCTTTTATAACCACATAATTGCTCGTTTTGTGTATATGTTTTCTCATCTGTCTTATAGAACGAGTCTACAAGGCAATCTGGAACCTCATATATAGAGTTTAATGTTAATGGTTTTTTGTAGTCTATGTCTTCTACATCGCCTACAAATAGACTAAGTTCGTGCATTTGCTCTTTATCGCCTTTTACTTTAGTATACACAGACAAGGTAGTATATACCCAGTCTGAGTTATTGGTACCACTTTGTGTAGTCATAGTATGTGTTTGTTGCTGATTGTTGTGCTAATGATGTTCGTGCAAGGAAAGCAAGTGCTTCCTTTTTACGTTTTTCTGTAGGGACTTCACCGTCAAAATATTTGTCGATGAGTTCCTTGTGTTCCTGCAATAAAGATTCAGTTAATGAATCTTCTGGTAGTTCTTCTGGCTTCATTTGTGTATTTGTGTTGGTTTATATAAACAGATGTGGCTAACTTAATGTTACTTGCGTTGTGTTGCAACACGCACCACAAACCACATCTATTATGATACTATTGACGCTAATCTGTCAACAGATATAGAAATATACTAATTATTATAAATGTTGTCAAATAAATTAGTTAATATTACGTAAAATATGTTGAACGAGTTGCTGACGATATGTGTAGTCGGATTCCATAGCACCTCGAAACTGGCTTACAATTTCGTCTACGGCATCTGAATCTTTGTGACGAATCGTAACAATCTGAACAAATGCTTTACGCTGTAATTCATATGCAGTAACAACTTTTGAGCGTGTTGTTAATTGCGTTAAATCGTGTGAACGACGTAAATTTGGTTCACGAGCAGCACGAAGATAAGTTTGAATCACAGAAAGTGGTGATTCGCATGTATACTTGAAATCTTCATCAGACTTGAACAATGAAGCAAATCGTGATGCCTCACGGCTGGTCAACTGCTTTTCTTTAGCAAAAAGAAATGCGAGTTGTTGTTTGATTTCGTCAGTTATTTTTTTTGTTTTTTGGTTTTCCATTTTTGTTGTTTTTATTGGTTTTATTGGTGTTTTTTGCTGATTTTGTAACTATAACAGTTTCTTCGTATAAGTCAATACCTTTTTGTGATAAAATTTCTTTAATTCGTTTTTGGTGAACTTTTTCAATTTCTTCAGTTAAAATATTATTTTCGCGTAGCATTTGGCATCCCTGCTCAAATAACTCAGCGAACTGAATATAACTTTTTGAAAGCGAGAAAACGGTAAGTATTCCGTATTGTGGTAGGTTTGATGTTAGGTCACCAGAATGAATTAACTGAAGAATTCGCCAAGCGTCAACCTTATTTATTGTTTTATTTGAAATTAGTGTAAGAAGTGAAATCGGGTCTTCTTCCGTTAATACTTCTGTATCAAAAACAATTTCCTCAAGTTGATTGTGAAGGTTTTTGTTATTGTTTTGGTTGTTTTGGTTATTGTTCATGTTATTGTTTTTGTTCAATATCTATAGTTATATCATTTTCTTTTTTTTCGTCAAGAGAAAAATGTTTATTTAATTCATCCTGTGTAATTGTTAGTCTTGTTGAAACAGTAACAGTAGGAACATCCTGCATGTCCCTAACCTTGTCTATTGCTATTGCTATGCTCATAGGTATTTGACCAATAGGCATATTATCAATTTCCTCGTTTAAACGTAAAGCTCCTTTTCTAACAAAATTAGCAAGCAGAGTAGAAACTTCTTTTTTCCATGATCCTAATTCGAGCTTTCCTTCTTGTTCCATGTTTTGTCTAATTGCAACTACAGTTTCTTTTCTTACTTTGCATAATTTAGCAGTTTCCTGGCATGACTTACCATCTATGATTAAGTTCTCGATGATGTCTTTCTTAACTGCTGGAAGACTTTTAAGTGGATTGTTTAGACTTTCATTATTTGCTTGATATTCCATAAATTTAGTATTTAATATGAATATGAATGTAATAATGCTAAATGTCAATATAATTCCAACAAAAACTACACACCAGTCAGCTTTACGTATTTTAAAAGGAAAAAGTGGTAAAATGTTTGTTGGTAAATACCAGAAAACTGAGTTTCGTGCTTGGATCGAGGAATTTAAACTTAAGATTAGATCAAGTAAACCATTTGCTCCATTAGAAGGACCAATTGACGTAGAAATAGAATTTTACTTTCCATATAATAAGTCAGCATCAGAGAAACTACGTAAAACAGAGTCTTGGAAGATTACTCGCCCGGATTTAGATAATATGGAGAAAACTATATTTGATTGTTTAACATCAGAAGGGTTTATTCAAGATGATTCACTTATATGCAAGAAATTGAGCATAAAGAAATACTCTGAAAAGCCAAGAATTTTTATTAAAATATCTAAAATTACTGGTTGACAAAACTTTGGTTATGGTGTTTGTTTGCTTATTATGTACCCAACGAATACAATACTAGAAAATATTAGCGATGAAGAATACTCAAAGATTGACGCTATAAACTATTCATCATTGAAGAAGTTTATGGTCAGTCCAAAGCACTATAAATACTCAACAGAAGACCAAGCATTAGATACTAAAGAGGCATTTAATGTCGGTCGTGCAATTCACCACCTTGCATTAAAGAAAGAAACATTTTCTGATAACTGGGTTGTTTCCCCTGTTTGCGATAAACGCACAAAAGACGGAAAACAAATCTGGGAAGATTTTGTGAAGTCTTCTGCCGGGAAAAGTATTCTCCTTCCAGACGAATTTGAAACTGTTACTAATTGTGGTGCTGCTTTGCTTAACAATGATTATTTTAAATACTTTTTTGGTAATGGAAAAGTATACACAGAGTGCGTGATCGTAACAGAATACGCCGGTGTTAAGATTAAAGGTCGATTAGATGCTTTTAACGTAACTACTAATACAGTTATGGACATTAAATCATTTAATAAGCCACCAGAAGTAGACGAAGTTGTACGTGAAATATTTAATCGTCGATATAACTACCAAGCTTTTCTTTACAAAATTCTTGGTAAATCTGTAACACAAGACTTGCCAAAATTTGAGTGGTGTTTTATTGAGAAGAAAAGCCCTAATTCTATTGGTTGGTTTGAGTATTCTGACCGATTAGTTTCTGACCAGTCAGTTCAAAACATTGAAGAAGCATTATGTCGATTTGAGAACGCAAAGAAAAATGATATTTGGACTGGACTTCCTCACGAAAATACTCCATATGTATTGTAATGAGCAATAATCAATTTTCTGGTGTATTCATTCCTCGTGAAGTTTTATTAGACGAAGACATTTCTGCGTCTGGTAAAATCATATTCGCAATTATCCAGTCGTTAGACAACGACAAGGGTTGCTTTGCGTCTAATGAATACATCGGAAAAATGCTTGGTCTTTCTGATTCAGCAGTTCGTTGTTCAATAGCAGACCTTGAACGTAAAAAATATTTAATTCGCTCGATTGACGAAAATGGAAATCGAACGATTACTACTTGCACGACGGCTTCTCTTTGTGGAGATGACCGCCAGAAAACTGGCACCACCCCGCCAGAAAACAAGCGTACCCCCCGCCAGAAAACTGGCGTATATAGTAATAAGGATAATAATAGTAATAATATACAGGGTTACTTATTACCACCAATTCCTCACGATGATGAATTTGCAAACACTTGGGGTACTTGGGTTCAATATCGAAAAGAACGTAAAAAGCCATTGACAAATCAAACCGTTAAACTACAATTGGAATTTCTAACAAAACTAACAAAACATGACGCAACCGATTCAATCCTCAAATCTATTCAAAACGGATGGCTTGGGCTATTTGCTCCAGTCAGCAAAGGAAATCCCTATTCATCCAAAAAGTTACTCACCGAAGATGACCACGGGACTTTTTAAGTGTGATTGTGGTGGTCTTCGCTACCCAATGACCGATGGTAAGAAAATCATCTGGAATGACCTGTATTGCCCTGATTGTGAGAGCAAGTATGATGACCCACGATTCCGTGACTTAAAATGGGCTATAGAGGCAATTGGAGTACCTCCAGAGTATAAGGGTACTATAATTGAAAAGATTCCTTGTCCCAAAATGCGTGATGTTGCTTCTAAATGGAGTAACTGGAAAACACGATCATTACTTTTACATGGAACAACTCGTCTTGGTAAGACACGAGCAGCTTGGGAGGTTTACAAGCGTTGGTGGACTACACATTACAAGAAGCAAACATATATTACAATGCGTCACTTTGAAAAGAACATTGAGGAGGGTTTCGAGAACTTTGACCACAATAAGCGTGTGCAGTCTTTGATAAATGTTCCATTCCTTTTTATTGACGATCTTGGGAAAGAGAAGACAACGCAGCGTGTAGCGTGTGACTTGTTTGCCGTGATAGACGAGCGTACTATTAACCACCGTCCAACCATTATTACAACTAATCACAATTCTTCGAATCTGCTTGACAAGTTTGAGGACAAAGAATTGGGTAACGCATTACTTGGTCGACTTACAGACTATTTCGACAAAGTTGGTGCAACATCAAAATAATTAAAAAAAACACTTGACTATGAAATACATTCCATTAGAGTCCATAACTTCATCACCAATATATATGAACAACGATATCAATACAAATAACGATAATAGCTCCTATTATAAAAATCGTGCATTACTGCACACAGCATTAGTTAAGGCAGTTGCCGAGACTCAAGATGTTGTAGCAGATAGCACAAATCCATTCCACAAAAATAAATATGCGTCATTAAACGCACACCTGTCTGTGGTAAAACCAATCTTTGCTAAATACGGATTGGCTGTGATTCAATTCCCATCAAGCAATGATAAGTCAATTGGTGTAACCACAACAATTATTCACGAGTGCGGTTCGCAACTTATGGATTCAATTCACATTCCTGTGTCTGATTCAATTACTGGTCAGCAAGCCGGGGCAATTATCTCTTATTTACGTCGTTACGCATTAGCATCCGTTGCTGGTATTGCTACTGAAGATGATGATGCTGAGATTGATCGTGTAGCACGTAATCCACAATACTCTGCTAGTTCAAAGCCAAAGTCCGTCGAGACTCATACTCGTGTTAGCAATGATTTGCCGTTAGGCAGCGAATCATTGGGAACTGTAAACTTTGAACTAGTGGTTCCTTTCGGAGATGCAAAGGGAAGTAAACTAAATGAACTTCCATTAAAGAATGATGACCGCACTAAAAAGTGTGCAGATTTAAGTTATTGGGCTAAAGTTTGGGTTCCTAAACCATTTGGAACATCAACAAAAATTAGTAAACGAGACTTAGATTTCAAATCATCAGCAGAAGCATTATATGCAATTAAGAATGCTGAAGCACAACCAACACAAACTGACGACGAAATTCCGTTCTAACCATATTTTAGTTTTGTAGTTCAATGGATAGAACACCCGCCTTCTAAGCGGGGAATCTTGGTTCAATTCCAAGCAAAACTAAAAATATTCTAACAACAAAAATGAAGTGCAACCATATCGAAAAGTTTAATCCTCGTGAAAACGACGGATGGAAACTAATTGTAACATACAAAAGCGGTATTGAAGCAAACTTCGTAGGTTATACCTGCGATTTTTGTCCAAAGTGCGGAGAACGCATACACCCAGACATGTCAAAGATGTTAAAAAACTTTGATTCACCAGAAATTGAGGCATATGAAAATGGCGAAGAACCAAACTAATTCTCACAAATCTGCTGCGATGCTTCTTTGTATGTCGGTTGAAGAACTTGACAAACTTTTACAAATCCAAAAAGATTATAAAATGATGGAACATGATCAAGAAATCCGCCGAAATATATATGAATCAAATCTTGCTGATTTAGAAGCATTGCTTGAGGCAGGAGAAAAAATGTATCAATTACTAAAAACCATTAACAATGAAAAAACTCAAGAAGCGTGTGAACATTGGCGAAACTGCCGATTATAAATCTATGAAAGAACCAATCAACGAAAAAGACCTAATCAAGTCACTTGCTCAAGCGTGTAAATCATTTGCATTTATATTGCCAGAGCCAAATCAAGACCCAAATATGTGCAAAACGAATACTGAGTTATATCGTATTCAACATAAACTTGCTAAACAAGTTTGGGCTGATACACTTAAACAACTCAACAAATACGAAAAACAATGAAGTATATTAACAAATGGAAAAAGTTTATGGCTGTTGGATGTTCTCATGGCAATCATGCAGATCCAGTAGCATTACAAAAGGTATTAGACTTTAAAAAAGAGTTTAAACCGGACCAAGTTATTCATTTAGGAGACTTTACTGATATGTCCGCATTTATGAGTAGTGCAAATGGAAATGGTGAGCCAGTCGCACCAGACCTTGACGGAGGAATAGAGTTTTTAAAGCGACTAGAGCCAACTGTTGTTCTTTGTGGTAATCATGAAGCACGATTATGGCGAGATCGTTTAAGTCACAATGCACTACGAGTACAAGCAGCAGAGTCCGTGATAGACGAGATTGAAAAGTGCTGTTTTGAGTTAGGTGCAAAACTTATTCAATATGATGGAGTATGGCAGGTTCATAAACTTGGAAACTTTACGTTCACACACGGAACAATATATAACGAAAACTCTTGTCGAGATATGGCTGAGACATACGGGAACGTAATCTTTGCTCATACACATAAGGTTAGCCAGCAATATGGTCGTCGTATTGACAACCCTATTGGAATAAGCGTAGGAACATTAACCCGAAAGGGTGCCATGGAATATGCAAATACTCGTCGTTCTACGCTTGCATGGTCCCAGGGACTCGTATATGGTGAATACATTGATAAAGAACTTAAACCAACAATCAAATTCCTATGAAATCACAAGCACAACAACTATTAGAAAAGCTCCACAACATTACTATGAATGGTGGAGAAGAAGTAGAAAAAGGTTACCACGACGTACCATTCTATGCAAAAGAATGGAACATGAGCATTCGCCAAGCACGATACAAACTTACAAGTGCTGTACAACATGGACTGGCAACTAAAAAGCAGTTCCGTCTTAATTGTGGCGGATACATGAAAAGCATAAATCATTATGCCAAAACTTAAATACTTGTCTGTATGTAGTGGGATTGAAGCGGCTTCTGTTGCAAAACCAGAAGAATGGGAACCTATTGGTTTCTCCGAAATTGACCCATTTCCATCAGCAGTATTAAACCACCATTTCCCAAATATAAAAAACTATGGAGACATCACAGAATACAAACAATGGCAACTTTCGGAAGGTTCCGCCGATTTACTTATCGGAGGAACTCCTTGTCAATCTTTTTCAGTTGCTGGTCTTAGAGGGGGAATTGAAGACCCAAGAGGAAATCTTGCTCTCACATTTCTCGGATTGGCTGATACAATTAAACCCAAATATATTATATGGGAAAATGTGCCCGGAGTATTATCCTCAAACGGAGGAAGAGACTTCGGTTCCTTTATCGGGGCATTGGCAAAATTCGGGTATGGGTTCGCTTGGCGGATTCTTGACGCTCAAAACTTCGGAGTCCCACAAAGACGCAGAAGATTGTATTTGTGTGCTGTCCGAGGTTCTGGAGGATGGAGAACTGCCTCAGAAATACTATTTGAGCGAGAAAGCATGCTTGGGAATACTAAAAAGATCGGAGAGAAGGGGCAAAACACTACCACCGCTTCTGAAAGCGGCATTACTACAGAATTGCAATTCTTCGACAACCAATCTTTAGGAGAGTATGCCCAAAACAATGTAGCTTCTACTTGCAAAGCAAGAGACTACAAAGACGCAACAGACTTGGTTGTTAAACCTATTGCATTTAAGGTAAGAGGAGGTGGCAACTACTCAGGAACAAAAGGTGGTGAAATAAAGCCAAATGAAACTGGTGGAACTGGTTATCTTGGCTGTGAAGATAAGACATTTACCATAGCTTCTGTTCAGGATCAATATGTAGCAATACCATTTAGAAAGTCCAAGCGAGCACAGTCAGAAACAGATTATGAGTCTTGGATAAATGCAAACGAAAGCAATACATTGAACGTGTTTGACCAGGGAGAGACAAGAACAACACACGCTATTGTAGAATCACAATTTAATGTTAGAAGATTAACACCAAAGGAAACAGAAAGACTTCAAGGATTTCCAGACAATTGGACGCAAATACCATGGCGATCTAAACCAGCAGAATTCTGTCCAGATAGTTTGCGTTTTAAGGCAGTAGGAAACTCTATGGCTGTTCCAGTTGTCAGATGGATCTTTAACCGAATTAACCAAAAATTATGATTTATGAATTCCGCAATCCGATGCCTGTTAATACTCCTCTTGGTGGGGGTATGCTTATATATGTCCGTGATGGTGGTGCTTTCTGTAACGACACTTTCGCAGTCGTACTTATTAGCAATGGTGAACTACGTCATTTCGACAGTACACAGTTTACTTTTTTAGAAAACCCAACACATAATATTAAAAATGAAAAAAATTACTGGAAATGATTTTGGCTGGACCGGTGCTTTACTTGAAATTGAAAAACTTAAAGAACAAGTAGAACAACTTCAAAATGAAAATCAGGCACTAAAGTACGAGTACTGCATAACAAAAGAACGTTATGGAAAGACCAAAGGCATAGTTTACGAGTGCTGGAAGCAGGGTATGACATGCCCAGAAATAGTCAAAAAATACAAAATTGGTCGAGGTTCAATTCGTAGTGCTTGTAAGTCTCTTGGTATTAAACTCAAGACTACTTACGAGAAATTAGAAGAAAATCGTCTTAGTAACCTGCGTTACTAGTAATTACTAAGACTATCTAAGTTGACCCCAACTGGACACGACATGAGCACAACGAACCATAAACGCATCAACTTAGAATAAAGTATTTATAGATTACTCTTTGTTTTTGTCCAGTAAATAGTCCTGTGTCTTGCGATAGACTACGTATAATATATCTAAAAGTAGTAAAACAAGGAATGTTCCAATTACCCAATTAAACCAAGAAGTATGCACAATTAGGTTGATTTGGCTGATTCCTATTCCAATCCCAATTGTTGATATTGAGGTCAACTTAGAAATTCCCAAATAACCACCAACAAGAAGTGAAATTACCCCGGTTGCTACAACACCAGCAGATACCCACTCCCAGAACGCTATATTGTTTGCAACAATTTGTTGTTCAATATTATCTACTGAACATGAATCAAGCTCATCAAATGCTGGAACATCAGGCGTAACAGATACACAAGAGCATAATAATCCAATTGTAATAATTAAAAATAAGTATTTCATGAGATTTTATTTGCCTTAGCTTTTGCTGCAGCTTCTGCTTTTGCCTTTGCTTCTGCTTTGGCTTTTTCATCGGCAATACGCTTTTCTTCAATAGCCCAACCTTTCTCATCTTCATAATATGCATTTAGGTATTCTCTGCCATTTTCCCTGTTCCATCCTTTTTTGCTACCAAGACCCTTATTATGCGATACCAGAATGTCTTCTTTTTCCATTGGTTTACCAAACATTGCTTGGAATCTTCTTCCATTGTCATTTGAAATTAAATAATAAGCCATAGTATTTATTTCCTTATCTTTTAAATCTTCTAATGTTAAATTAGTTTTCCACTCTGTATTAAGAAAATCAAGATTAGTCTCATTTATTTGTAACCATCCAACATCTTTTGTTTTATTTTTATTTCTAACATTAACTGCGTCTGGTTTATTTCTTGATTCGTGCCAAGCAAGTTGGTTAACAAACTTATCTTGACCATATTTGGGTACAACAATTGGAACATTTTTTTCTTCTCTAAGAGATTTTTTAGGTGGAGGTGTAGGTGTGGCAGTTTGTGCAATTGGTGCAAGCAAACTCATTTCGGGTTCTTTATTTTCGCTATTTTGTGAATCAATAGTTGCACCATTACTTTCATTTAACATGTTCCAAACTTCCATATTCCTCCACATTGGGTTAAAATTTGGTGTGGTCAAACCCTTTTCAATTTTAGATGTATCGACTTTACCATCCCAAGTGTAAACTGGTCCATCTCCCCCATTAAAACGCAGCCAATTTGCAATTTGTTCATCGGTTGCTGGTTCGTAAAGTTCTCCGCTATGGTCGCCAAATTCATCTCTGTATATATGACGACGCATTATTTGATTGGTAGTTGGGTATTCTTTTTTCATCGTATCTCTATGCCATTTTGCTAATCTTTTAGTTTCTGCATCCCAGTTTTCCAATGCGTAATCATTAAAAGGGTTATATGAATATAAATCAGTATTTTTTATTAACCCTCTTGATTTAGGATTCAACTGCTTTAATAATTCTTCAGCGTTTTTGTCGTTTTGTGCATCAATAGTTGCCTTATTAATTGGGTCACCAAATGCACCATACGGATTCCACCATTGATATTCAGGTTTATCTGCCATTGGATTGTCCTCCAGTAAATAAATCATTCCAGCCAGCCAGAGCGTCAGCCCAGCCAGTATTAGGGTCAGTTTGTGGTGCATTGTTCATAGTTTTATGATTTTTGCTAAAATTTTTTTTCTTAATATTTCAAATAACTCTGGTGCAATAGCTCCAGACATTGAATAGAACATGCTCTTATATATTAAGTTAATTTCAAGTCCATATAACGCAAAATAACATATTACACCAACAATTGCCCCGGCAAGAATTTTTCTAAACCATACAAAAAACGCATATTTTTCGTTTGTAAGTATAAGTCTTGCAAACATACCCATACCGCCAAGAATTGCAATAATCCAACCGCCTTTCTTGAAATCTTCAATAAGTAAGGACATGTCATTATTTTCCATTTCTTGGTAGTTTCTGAGGAACCCTTCTTTCCTTCGGCTCTGTTATAGCATTTTTAATAACTGCACCTTGTTTAATAAGTTCATCTTCTTTATCTTTTTCATCCTTAGCAGCCAAATCTTGTGCTTCAGACATAGACTTTGCATATCCAATTAAATGACCTCTTGGTGTATATACTACAAATGTAGAGTTTCCAGCAGACTCACCAGTAAGATGTTTTCTAACGTCAACAGCATCATTCACACTTGATCTTAATTTACTTGCATCTACTTTTCCTTTTCTTACAACCTTTGTAATGCCAATGGCAATTTCCCTTGCTGCAAGCAATTCTGGATTATGTTTAATTAAGTCAAATCTTGGAATTGTTACTTCATGACCAATAAATCTTGGTTTCTTTGTATACATTAACTGCTGTATAATATGACCTCCAGCGGAAACCCAAATGTTTGTATTAGCAGACTCTGTAACACCATATATCTCACCTCTAAGTTCTGAAAGTCTTCTTGCAATTGCTTCTCCGCTATCTACTTTAATTGGAAGAGGAGTATTTTTTACCTTTTCAGCATATTTGCTTTGTAATGTTTTAAGGTTCTTTGTCCATTCTAAAAGATCATTTAAACTCTCTCGTGCATGTGCTTCTGTATTATCACCAAATGTATTGGTATGTAATTCACTTGCTAATGCTTGTGCATATTGATTACTTGCATAATTAAATGCCTCAACAGTTTCATAGTCTTCTGGCTTTGGCTTTTGTAATTTTGGAAGTTTTCCTTCCGGTTTTCCAATGTTTTGATCATCAATAACTTGTTGGGCAGCTCTTGCTTCTGCCTCATCTTTGTTAATATCTTTATAAATCTCTTCATGCATCTTTTGCAGGTCCCAATGATGTTTTCCAACAAAGTCTTCAATCCATGAAATTGTTGCATTTCCGTGTGTTCCACTTGCAACATCTGGCTTTACTTCATCAAAGTCCTTTTCAATGACATCATCTCCAAGCTCTTTTCTCATTAATCCAATAACATCATTTGCATATTTGTGACCAACAGAGAGAGCCAACTTTCTTTTGAAGTCATAGTAAACAGGGTTATTTCTTGCAAAAAGGGTCTTTACGGGCTTTTTTCCTGAACTTACGAGTGTCCAGTCGGCTAAACCCTTTCCGTCGATTAGCTCCTGGGTAATACCTTCAATTCTGCTTCTTTCAATTGCATAATTTAATTTATTACCTTCTTCAACATTTAGAACCGCTGCAACAAGGTTATTAACATTTACCTTATTGGTTGGATCATAATCAATCTTGATATTATCCTCAACAACAGCACCAGTTGCTCTGTGAACAAGGTTCCAAGAACCAGATGTCTTTCCTCCGCCAACTCTTATTAGTGCATATTTTCCATCTGCAGTTACAAATGTATTTCTTACACCAGTAGTTGTTTCCGTTCCAAGTGGATAAAAACCATAATCATCAAGTGCTTTTTCAATGATGTTAGAGTTTTTACCTCTTAGTGCATTTTCATTTGCATATTTTTCTGCAAACGCTGTTCCTTCTTCAAATGACTTGATTTTTGAAGAAAATGTGTGAGAAATTAAATTACCTTGATTGTCATAAACCATGTATATGTCTTTATTTACATCTTTTCCTCCTTCTCTAACGGTTCTAATTGCTTTAACAACTTGCATTCCAGTAGGTCCATGTGTCAACCCTCCACTAACAGTAAGATTAACATTTCCCTTTCTTTCAAAACCTTGAATGGTTTGTTCCATTGCTGATATTTGAGGGAAGTTTGAATTATTTAAGGAAGTTGGACTCCATGGGCTTTGACCAGAATAGTTAATGTCTCCAAGACCCCATGTATATGCAGTCCATGGTGTTTTTGATCTTCCTTGACCATCTGCATATGGAACTACCTTACTCATAATTCTGTCTGTTCTAACTCTTGTAAACATCATATTTGATGACCACATAGGTGCAGCACCAATTTTATTTGGACTAATTTGCAATTCTGCAAGTGCTCTATCTCCGTTAATTAACTTAAAGTCTTTATCTCTAAGCTCATCAAGTCTTTCTGCTTCTTTAGTTGTTAATGGAACTCCAGATTCCTTTTTATCAAGTAATGCTGTATATTCAAAGAAGTTCTTAGATGGAAATCCAATAGTTCTGTTAATAATATCAGCCATATGCATGGCAACACGAGGATTGCCACCTGCCTTTGGAAGAAGAATTTCCCAAGAGCGTGGAGGAAGTTCGTGCTTTTTACTTGAAGATACTGGAGAACCAGAAGTAGAATAGTTCATTAAAACCATATCTACGCACTCAGCAAAGTTCTTTTCTGAACCAAATACATTTCCAATTTTTTCTGAATTCCAATATTTCTTGCCATTCTTGTCAACAAGAAGACCTTTCGTGGCTGCTCTAATTCTGCCAATTCTTTGTTCTTCATCTAACATCCACATATACATTGATGCTTGCTTTTCTGGCAACTTTGAGCCATCCCATGCAGTTTGATTTTCCTCAATATATGGCATAATTGGAGTCATAACTCTAAGTCTTTCTTTTGTCACTTTTTGTTGCTTTGTTGAAGTTGGACTTAATTGTTCCTCATCTCCTTGATATAAAAATGCAAACATTTGCGTAAATCCTGGGTTTGCAGCTTCTGGATCAAAATGATTATTGTCTGCAATAGCAGTTAAGAATTTTGTAATTGCTTCAACTTCATCCATACTTCCTGCTTCTAATGTATTTGTTCTTTCATTTAAGAAATCAATAACTTTTCTAAGTTGTCTTTTGTTTGGAGTTCCAATTACAACTTTAGAGTCTTTGCCTAAAAGTGCAGAATCAAGTTTCATACCAAAATAGTTGTCTGGTGTAACACCATCAAGACCATCTGGATTTCCATCAATGATTCTTCCAAATAATTCATTTATAGGTCCTCTATCTTTGAAAATTAAATCAGCAATTGGACCCTTAAAATTACCAGTCCATTTTCCATCTTTACCAATTTCAAGCCAATGTCTTCTTCCGGTTGCATATGCCCATGCTATTCTTCCATTCATTGAACCTGCATCAGACTTATCAATATTATTAAAAACTGATACATAGTCTTGAATTGCATCAACATTTGGTTTATTTACAACATTTCTTGTAACATTAATCATTGAATCAATAATTGCTTTAAATCTTGGATCAATGTCTACCATTTTACCTGTTTGAAAATCATACATTTGTGCAGTATTCCAGAATCTTTGTGGGTCTGTTGAAAGATTTCCGCGAGGCATTAATCCCATGTCATACAATCTTCTTTGTCTATCTGCCTTAAACATTAAATCAAATACACCACCAACACCAAATGTCTTTGTCAGGTTATAATAACCTGCTATTGAGTCTCCAATTGTTGCCTGTTGTCCCGGTGAAAGTCTATTTAATTCTGCAAGATTTGTTTGAATTTCTACACCAGTTTTGTGTCTAATCCATTCATTAAGAGTCAATGAACCAAACACAAATTTGCTAAATATTTCGGCTCTTCCTTTCCCGGCTTGAATTGGGCTCATTTCAACGCTTCCTCTAAATGAACTACCAAACTGTTCTGTTCTTCCTTGGTGTGGATCAAGTTCCTGCATTCTTCCTTTGTATATTGCAGCAACAATTTCCATTATAACAGGTTGTAAGTGTCTAAAGTCAGAACGATTTGCATCAAATATTTTTTTGCCAATTTCATATCTTGCTTTATATAAACTTGCTTCATGTGGGTCCATGTTTTTTGTGTAAGCATCCACAAATGAATCAATATCTTCAATGCTAACTAATGGCTCTTGAGTCATTATATATTCATTATTTTCATTTAATTTCCAGTCTCCAAACAATGCCTTATTAATTTCTGGCATTACTTGCTTCATTGATTCAGAGTAAAATAATGCGTGATTTAATTCTTCAAATGCATTTCCAATGTCATAATTACTGCTAATAATTACTTTTGACTCTCCGTTGCTTTCAATAATATGAACACCACCACCCCACGATTGAACAGATTCTCCAGTTGCGGTATTAACTGCAGCTTCTCCATCTCTAAATGGATGAATTTTACCTTTAGATGTTAAATCATTTTTTTCACTTTCAAGTAATAGTAATTGTTGTGTTATTCCATCAATAACTTTATTTCTTGAAATTCTAGCAGCTCTAATGTCTTGATATTTCTTTGTAAGAATGTCTACCTTTTTAATGGTCATTTCATTATTTGTCATTGTTGCTATTGGCTTACCATTATACATGACATTTCCATTTTCATCTACAGAAAGATTTTCTGCCTTGAGCCCGGCACCTTCAAGTTGACTTCTTACTGCTTGTTCGTATTGGTGTAAATCTCTATTCGTTTCATCCAATAAAAGATTTTTCTTTGCACTCAATAATTCTGCTTCTTCAGAAATCTTTCCTAATCTAATTCCTGAATTAATTGATTCATTTGAACCATCAACTAATCTTTCAGCATAGTTTTTTGCCTCTTCTCCAGTTATTCCTTTTTCATCTGCTTCCTTTAAAAATGCAGTTCTAAGTTCAGACTGAATTTGTGGGTCAAGATGTTGTGTAGATTTGATTATATGCATTAATCCACTTGCTACACCATCATCTCTTATTTCAACATTTGTTGTTTTAAGCAAATATAGCAAAGATGATACAGATCTAGCAAAATATTGGTCGCCAACTTCAGGAAGTCTAGATGCACCCAATTCATCTGCTTTTTTTCTTTCTTTTACAAGCATTTGAAGTATGTTTTTTTGTTGAACTTCATCCACTTGAATTAATCTTGAGTGAATTTCATAAAGGTCACGATTTGTTCTTTCTTGCATTATTGATCTTCTTGATATTCCACCTAGTACATTTTCTGCACTAGCATTTAAACCATGAAAGAAAAATGAACCGCCAAGACCAGTACCAGATTGAGATGTTCCAAGCAATCCAATTGCTTCATTAATTGATCCACTTATAAATGTATTTGAACCAAATTTTCCAACTGTTAATAAGCCAGCAGCACCTACAGAGTGTAAATACTTTGACCATTTCATTTTTTCATTTAACTTTCTTGATTCTTCTGCTATTCTTGAAAGTTCTGCATCTGCATTAACATATGCACCCTTTGTTCTTAAGTCTGCTTCATTAAGATTTAATTTTTCATAAGGAAGACCAGCAGCTTTTAATCTTTCTACTTCCTGAATTTTTGCCTCAACTCCAACAATATCTGCTCTTTCTTTTGCAAGTTGTCTTAATTGTTTATTATAATCATGGTACATTCCAAGAAATGTACTTCCATACATGCTTATTCTTCCATCTGCATTAACGAAATCAGATGTATATTCGGCAATATCTACTCCAGATGCAACCGTTCTAAGAATACCTGGAAGTATTTTTGCATACCACAATGTTTTTGAACTTCCATTTTGAGATGCTTCAGATGCAAGACTTGTAATATATGTATTATTTTTATCTTTTAATGCAGAACCAGCAGTTGCTAAACTTTCTCCATTTGGAAGATTTTCACTAATATTTCTATCGTATTTATCAGCCAATCCTCTTAATCCCTTTGATGCCCAATTAAGCCCTTTTGAAACTGGACGACCAATTCCATATGTTAATTCAATTGGAAGAGTATTTGCTCTTTTAAAACCAGCAATATCAGTTGTGTCAATTTTTTGCCAAGCAATTCCAACTTCCTTTTTAGCATTTTCAACTCTTTTAGCCCATGCTGAAACATCAGATGTTATAGGAACTTTTGAATTTTTTGGTAAAAAACTAACATCAGAATAAGGAACTTTACCATCTTTAACTCTTTGATATATATTATAATCAGGAACATTATCCCAGTTAACTTTTGGGTCTGACTTTTTTAACATTTCACGAGCAAGATTTAATGTTTCAATTGTATTGGCAGAATAATTAAACTCTCCAGATCTTGATTTTCTTACAAGATTATATGTTTTTCTTCTCAAACTTTCTACATCTTTTGCTCTGCTATTAACACCATTAAATATTTCATCAAGTGTTGATTGTGGAAATTCAATTAATTTATTAGGGTCTTTAACGCTAGGAATTTTTGTTTTCTTTTTGCATATTTCTTCTAATATTTGAGCATCTGTTAATGGTTTCCCGGCAGCTTTTTCAAGTGCAGATTTTGCAGCACTCCATTGTAATCTTGCTTCGCCAGATATGCTATCTGCTACATTAAAAGTACTAAGTGTTTTTCTTTGAAGTTCTGCAATCTTTTCAATTGCTAAAACTCTTCTTTGCGTATCTACGCTATTCCAGTATTTGTCAAAAATACCAACACTTCTTGAAAGACCCTTTGAGATTCTATATGCAGTTCCAAGACCTCTAAATGGGTCAACAACCATTGATTCTGATTCATGAAATCTTGAGTCTATATATTGATCACCAAACCAACCATTTTGAAATTTGTCATTTATGCTTTTATGTACAAATACAGCATTATTAAATCTATTCATTTGAGCTGCAGTTGAAAGAAAATCTTCTCTTTCTTTGTCATTTGCAAACTTTTTTCCATTTAAAAGTCTTTCTTTTTCACCATTAAAATTTGACCAAATACTGTTTATTTGAGAGCCGGGAAATCTGGATAACCATGCATTTGGGTCTTCTGGGTGAAGAAAGCCAACAAATGCATATCCTGCAGATAAATAAGATGATAATGTGGTTGTAATTGCTGTTACACCCCATATATCAGTAGAAAAAGCATCATCTGCATTAAGTTCATCATGTGCTGCTGCTATTTTTGCAACAATTTGTGGTATTTTTCTATTGACTACTGTTGGGTCTACTGAATCAAAATCATGGTTTGTTAATTCAACTGATGTTTTTGAACGCTTTAATAAATCCATTTTTGAGTCAAGATTTATTTGATCTTCTGTATTATTAGATTTTTCTAAATTTTTCAATTCATTTAAAAGATTTAAATAATTTTGCTTCTTTTCAAGTTTAACTCCTGTTGGATTTACGTAGTCACCTTGCCAATCTATTTGGGAATCAACTAGTGAGTTTATATTTGCAATAACTGTTTTTTGAAGTGCACCAGCAAGTGCCATAACAGTCATACCAGCACCTTTTAACAAATCACCAGATTTTTCATCTAAATGTTTTCTGTATTCATTAAATTGCTTAACATCTTCTGGATTACTTGGGTCTAACTGTTTTCCAGTAAGTCTCATCTTTTCAGGCAAAGCAGCAATATCTGCATACTTTTCTGGAACATCACCAATTAAATCATTTCTTAAAAACTCATACGGATTTGTTTGATATGCGGTTGAGTATTCATTTCCAGAATGTTTTCTCCAAAAGTCAAACTCTTGCTTACTTCTAATAACACCATTAAGTTTTAATGCCTCACCAAGTGCAATTTGGTCGTTTATTAACCATGGGGAAGATTTAAGTATTTCTTTTGTTTTTGGATTATTCTTATAAATTTCAGCATACAAGTCTGCTCTTTCCTGGGCTTGTAATATTCCAGAAAAAACATCGCTTGTATTATTTCCAAATGAACTTAACCAATCTGCATATGGATGAATATTTGGAGGTTGAGCATATTGGTTTGCACGTAATTTTGATTCAACTGCTTTTTTTGCATTTATTGCACCGTCTACAAGATTTACAAGTCCAAGTCCTTCTGTTGTTGAATTAATTTTTTGCCATGTATCATTAAAAGCTTGTGTTCCAACAACAGTTTTATCAGATGGTGCATATGGGTCGGCACCAGATAATGGATTAAATTCCTGAGACGGACTTACAAGTTCTGTTTTATCTGATTCTGCCTTAATAACAGACTGCGATAATCCATTTGTTTGTGTATCTGTTCCTGGTGTTCTTAGTGCCATGTTATAAATTATTCAGACGGAAGCTCCTTGCCCATTGCCTTAGTGAATGCTTTATTAATTGCTTCAGATGCTTCTTTCTTTGCAGATTCATTAGACGATCTGTCTTGATATACATTTAGACTTTTTTCGTATATTTGTCTGAGTCCTTCAATTTCTTCTTGTGTCATATTTCTTCCAACAACGTCTTTTAACTCTTTATTGTACATATTTACAGTATCTGCACCCATTACAAGACCGTTATTTTTCATTTTAATGTTATGTGTTACGGCTAACATAAGACCGATATTTTTCCATCTTAATACATCTCTTGCTGTAAGTCTTCCAAGTTTAGATGGATCAGGAATACAGTCTTGCAACATTTCTTGTTCAAAGTTTGATGGATTACCACCACCAACTTTTTCTGTTCTTACTGCAGCAATAATATTGCTTCTATATTCTGTTAATGAATTAACTTCATGATCTGTAAGTTTTCTCCACGCAGAACCAACCCAACTTTCTTTATCTAAAGATCTTGTAAATTCAGTAAGTTTTCTTGTTGGAAGAATTGCTCTTGAAAAGTTTTCATCAGCAGCATCAACATTTTCAATTTGTTTGTCTGTTAATCCATACATAAGAATAGATGATGCCATATCAGGATCACCTCTTTTAATTGACTCTAGAAGCAACTCTCTATTACTAAGTTTTGAATTTATAAGTTTTCCGGTTTTATTTCCATTTCCATCATACTCTGGAACTTGAATTGAAACCCTTGATGTTTTTGTTAGTGCTGGATTTAAATATCCAAAATGTGCTTCTCTTGATTCAGGTGTCAACCCGGGGAATCCACGTGATTGACTTACTGCAACTTTTCTTAATTCAGCAACCTTTCCTCTAGTTGCAAGTGTTGCATTAACTGATTCTTGTTCAGATTTATATGCTGAAATTTGAGATGACCAAAGTTGTTCTTTTTGCTTATTAACTTCTCTTTGGTTATTAACTACTGAAAGTTTTGAATTTAATCCAGTAAGCTGTCTAGTTAAATCTGTATTTTCTGCAATAAGTTTCTTTGTTGCAGTACTTCCTGGATCAGACTGAATAATTTTGCTATTAGTTTCCATTCTTTTTGTTATTTTTTCTATTCTTCCTTCGATGTCTGCACTATTTACTTCTGTAATTGTTGGTCTATTTTTTACCGCTTCAGAAATTTTATCTGATATTTGTTGAGACTTTAAGTTAACATCATTTATATTTGATGGTGCAAATACAGTAGAATCAGTAACAGCACCCCTTCCTCCTGCAAGAAACTCCATTGGACTTAATCCATATTTATCTTGAAACTGCAATCCAACAGAGTCAGAAACAGAATCAACTTTTCCGGTTTTATGTGAAGATTGAATTAGATTAACAACTTTAAGTGCTTTTGCAATTTCTGGAATTTGAACTAAATTTTCATTATGACCAACAAGTGTTGCTGCATTTACTTGATCTTCATCATCTACCTTTACATTAACATTTTTTAAAATACCAGAATTTAACATCCATGCAGCCATTTCCATTTGTCTGTTTAAAGAAATTGTGTTTTGGTCTTTCACCTCTGGGTTAATAGAAGCTTGATACCAATTTTGTTTAGGATTATAAACAATTGATGAATTAATTGTTGTTTGATTTGTTCCTGGCTGACCTCTTACAAATCCATGATTTACATGATTATCTACACCATCATCTAACTCTGACGGAAGCCCAACATTCTCAGAAACTGGATACATTAAATCACCAGGATTTCCTGTTTGTGGTTGGGCATTTGAAACATTTGGCTCTTGAGTTAAACCATCCCATAGTGATACAGGACCGGTATTATCAGACTGGTTTTTTTTAGTCTGTTTTTCTATAGCAATTTCTTGTTGATAATAGTTTTGAAGTAGTTGTGGATTTGTACTTCCAGATGATTGAAAACGTGCTTTTGCTCTGTTATAAGCATTATTTGACATTATTTCTTTTTGTCTATCTTCATTTTGCTTTGCTTTTCTTTGAGACTCAAGAGCTGCTTGTTCTGGGTTTACTTGTTTCGGTGAATCATTACCAATATTTAGTAAATTTAAATATCTTTTTCCAAGTGAATCAATTTGTCTATTAAATTCAGAACTTTGACTTTTTAGTAAATTTAATTGATCTGGTTTAAGTTTCTTTTTAGGGTCTGTTTCATCGTTATCATCTGAAATTTGTCTATCTATATCAGATCTTTGTCCTTTAAGAACATCTAATGCACCAGTAATAGATTCACCCTGAAACTTTTGAATTTCGAGTGCAGATTTTCTTTTTTCTGTTTCTGTTTTTATTGCTTGATCTCTTAACTGTAATGCAATTTTTCCCGACTCGTTTTGCTCCTTTTTAGCAGCAACATCAAGTTTTGCATAGTCAAGATTTCTGTTTGCTACATTTTCTGATCTTGTTGCAGCCATTTTTTGCAACTCAAGTGAACGTTGATTTGCTTGATTTTCTTGTTCTGCTCTTAATCTTGCAGCAGTTGCAAATGATTCTAAATATCCAGCAGGAAGAACTGGTACTTGCTCTTGGGTATATCTAGCAAATAAATTCTGAGTTCTTGGGTCTGGTGCAGAAAAGATTGGTTCTTGTGGCATAGTTTAAAGTGCGTTATAAGACGCAAGTCCAAGCATTGGATTACCGTTAATATATTTATTATTAAAGTTATTTGAACTTGATCCACCACCCCTAGACCAAGACCCGATATTACCATTGCTCCACATTGGAGCCGCAGATGGATGCCATGCATTTGGACCATATTGCCAATTTAATGCTTCATATGCATAGTCTTGTTGCATTTGTGAATTTCTTAAGTTAGCAAAGTATTGTGACTCTGGAGATAACATTGAAGGTGCAAGTGCACCCATTGCTTGATTAGCCATTTGTAATTGACCATATAGACCTGCTTGTTGTGAAGATTGAAGATTTGAATTATAAATAGCATTAGCACCCATTTCTTGAAGTTTCTGAGAATTTCCATAAGCAACATTTGCCTGTGCTTGTCTTTCTTTAAGTCTTGCTTGACCAATATTATAACTATTAAGAACTTCTAAATCAGAACCTTGTCTGCTAAAATTAACACCTCGTGCTTCAGCAGCAGCCCGTGCATTTTGTTGGGCATATTGAGTGTCTTCTGCACTTAGCGACGAACCCATGCGTAAACCATTTAATGCCTGTTTATTAATTTGGTCGTACATACTACGACCACCAGCATCCATAGCATTATACTGGGCACCAATAGCACCTTTCATAAGGTTGCCCTGCATGCCAAGCATTTGATTGGAGTATTGACTTTGGAAGTTATTTACATTTCCAAGCATTCCCAATTGAAGACCAAGTAAACCTTTTACCTGACTTTCATACTTATCAATAAAGTTTCCTTGAAGTTTACCCATTAGACCGGCTTCAATATCAGATGCTTGTCCAAGATTATTTGCTTGAACACCAAGAACACCAGATGTTAAATCGCCATATTGTTGAAGACCTGCATTAATATCATATCCCGGTTTTGGGATTGAAGGAATACCATTTGATTTTGATTGTGGAGGTGTGAAACCTCCAAAAACTTGAGGAGTTTGTTGAGTTGGTAGTGGACCAATTTGGGGACTTCCAACCGTTCTATTATTAAAAGGTTGCAATGTCTGAGGATACAAAGGCATGGTGTTTATATAGTTATAATGTTACAAATGTCAATATCCAATTGCGGTTACGTATACATCCCCGGTATATGAACCATTAGCGTTGGTAATCTTTGCCTTTTTCTTGCTGATTGGAGCACCACCAATTTCAGTAAAACTGGTTGCATAATTGTTTGAAATTTGAACATCATTTCTAGCTCTGCTTGCTGTTACGGATACCATTTTAACAGGATACTCAAGTTGGAACTCAACTTCAAGCGAACTTTGATTTGTAAATGTTAATTTTGACCATTGAATCAAGAATCCAGTAGAATTGTCCTTAAAGTAGCCAGTATTCTCGTTCATTGCTGGAACAGAGATAACATTTGGGTTTGATCCAGTCTTTTGCTTAACCGCAAGCGTATTTGCTACACCACTTGTATTCATAGCACTTGTCTGAATTGTTCCATCACTATACTTAATGCCACCAGACCCAATGCTCAATGAGGCAATTGCGTCAGGTTCTACACCGATACCAACATGACCAGCATTTGACACTTTAAAGTTAGAATTTACATTTAATGCAAGACCAGTTCCAGTTTGAGTAATGTCAAGTGCTGGAGTATTTGCAGATACAGTAATTGTCTGTTTGGCTGTGAATAAGTTTTGAGCTACATCTGAAATAGATGAGTATTGATTGCCATCTTCTCCTACCCAACTTAACTTATCTGCTTTGATGTATAAATCGCCTGATTCTGGGCTAGAAGGGTTGGTGTCAGTACCAATGTTTAAACCCGCCTTAGTTGCCCTTGCAGGGGCATAAATCTTACCACTTGTACCTGTTAATGCTTTTGTGAATAACGCAGTAACATTTGTCTTTTTAAGTGCATCCTCGCTTGCATCATACACAATTGTAAGGTCATTATCTCCGTCAATAGATGCAGATGATAGTGAAGTTTGGTCTGAAATAATCCCTGGAAGGATTACCGTGTTGTTAACAATATTGTTAAGTCTTTCGGCGGTTAACTGTTCGCCTATTTTGAAGACCTCTGGTGATTGTAATTGTGACATAAATTAGTATCCGTATGCGTGTATTAGTACTCCGCCCCTGAAATATCCGTGTGGTGCGTTTGATCTAAAGTCAAGTTGACTATTAGAAAGAATAACTGTATTAAGGTCACCCTCATTGTCAATGTCAATATCTGCATTCCATTGACCATATAGGGCTGGTTTAATTTCCTCTGGAACTTTTACATATATCATTATAAATATAGATTGTGCTGGAAGTCCAAGGTAATATTGTGGAATTTCAATTATTTGGTAATATGAAGCGTCTGGAGTAGAGAATTGACCTGATGTTGACACATTATTACGCTCTGGAACTACGGTTACACCAAAGCAAGCATTAGGGAATGCAGTAGGTAGTTTGTATCTATATATCTTATTATAAATTGGGCTTTCTGGAGTACCTATATTTTGCGGTGGGTCTATTACACTACCAGATCCAAGAAGTATCCATTGCTGGATAAAGCCAGTAGAGTTATCTCTAAATACCCAACTTTTCTCAGGAATGCTGTATGTGTTTGTTGCACCATGTACATCTCCTTTTACCAGCGTACTAACGGTTGATTGATATGCTGAAAACTCATATAATTCATAACCTTTGTAATATGTTATTGGATTTGTTTCACAAGCACCGGGTCCATCATTTTCACAGCCAGGGTAACCTTGCCAATAATCGTGTTCTGTCTGTGTTGATTGTATTAAATTAACTGTTTCAGGTTTAATTTTCCAAGTTTTGTTACCCGCATTTGTAAATGGAGGAAATGCATCAAGTATGTTTACATCATTTCCTAATGGGTAAGTAACAGTTGCATTTTCATATGGTATAAAGTCACCATTTCCCCAATCAAGTTTAATTCTAAATGTTTGTGTAGTTTGACTTTCTGAGTTTGGGTCAGTCCAGTTATAATATGTATTCTGGTTAACTGTTGAACTATCTTCAATAAGGTTATTTGGAAGACCAGTACCATTATTACCAGAAACAGTCTGAATGGTTCCATCACTAAATTTAATTCCATCTCCAATTGAAAGTCTTGCACTTGTTGATGGTGTTATTCCAATTCCGGCATTTCCAGACCAAAGAATGATAAAACTATTAGACTTATCTTCTCCTTGGTTATTTACTCCAAATGCAATATAGTTTCCACCAGTTGAGTTTACTGCTGTTAAAGATGATGGTGTTGGATTTTTAATTACTACTGGGTTTTTAAAGTAATTCTCTCCAGTATCAAGTATTGGTAAAAGCTTGTTATCGCTAGCAACAAATAGTAAATTATCGTTTGAAATTATTAAGTCTCCTGGTTCTGTTACAATGTCTCCAGTAACTTCATCCGAGTTAATGTTAATGCCAGCCATAACCGATGTTGAAGGTGCATAGATTTTACCCCTGAATTTATTGGTTAAACACGCATCTACAATGTCAGATGATGTGGCGTTTTTAAGATTACCTGCACTTGCGTCGTAAATTAAAACAAGGTCATTAAGAATATCTAAATCTGCATTATCAAGCGTATCTTTTCCAGACACAAAACTCTTATCTAAAACCGCTTGGTTTATAAATGAATTTAGTTTCTGCACAGTTGCTTGTGCATTACTTTCAAATTGAACTGGTGTAGTGAAGTCACTCATTATCGTTTTGTGTGTGTAGATTCTCCGTGCTTGATTGCCTTGAGATACACATTGCGTATTTCAGGGGTGTTGTTGGTTGCCTCAAACTTAACCTTAACAGAGTTAGCAAGTTTCTTAACCGGGAATCTAAACAGCACATCGTTTGTCTTTTCTGCTTTGTGTGTAAATCCGCTAGTCTCAGAATCTGGGTTTGTGCAAATGAGACTAATCTTAAGTTCGTCGTCGGTTTTCATATAGCAGTCTGATTGTACATTAGATATACGCTTTTGGTCTGTTGAGTTAAATAGATATCCTCTTGTTATAAGTTCTCCTGCAATTTGTTGATATCCAGGACCTCCATATGAAATTAACATCTCTGACTCGTCTCCAAGTGTTGCAGAGTTTCCATTATAGTTAAAAAATGGTGTACCAACAATAATGTCTTTGGTGCTGTCAAACTCTCCTTCTTCGAGCAACAGCAAGCCAAGATTTTCATCAACGGCAAATAGTCTATTCTTATTGTTATATTCAAATACAAAGAAGCTCTTAATATTATAGTCATCTGGGTACTTATCAACAGACTCCCATTTTTTTGTAATAAAGTTAAATACGATTACATTATTGTTATATGTATTTTCAGTTCCATCTTCATTATTTAATGGTAATGCTAAATAATATCTGTTATTCCAGTAAACAGCGGCTGATTTATGAGCATTATTGATGTTTATTCTTTGTATAATATCGTCGATTTCAGATGATAGTGGTTTAGATATAGTAACTAAACGCATTCCTTCTGGGGTATTCATTGTACCTTTACCGTTTGCAACACCACTTGGGTCTAGAATATACAAACCGTTGGTTGATAAAAAGAATACGCTTCCACCTGCTTGGACAATAGATCCCGGTGCAATACACCCAATATCTGTTGCCATTGACTTAATATAAGAGTTGTCGTCTTTGGGCTCTCCACCAGCCGCTACAGCACCGATGCCAACAGATGCGTAGTGAATTGATCGTGAGCTAAAAATAAGGAATTCATTTAGTTGCCATGGAGTAATTGCAACAATTTTGTCACCATTACCGCTATTGATTGTAAACTGGTCAAGCGAAGACCATGCATTATCTTGTAGGTAATACGATACTGCTATAGACTGTTCGGAGTCCTGTACAATATGTCTATTACCAAAGTATAAACCCTGTATTGAGTTTGGGTAATTTTCGTGATGTTCAAAGTCTGGAATGCTTAGTTCAACATCATTAATGCCAAATCTTAATGTATACTTATATAGACCAAGATTGATATAAATATAATTATTTCCTTGATACATTCTAACATCTGTGCTTTCGTCAACGGTTACACCAACCCATGGCATTAAATCACCTAAAGTTTGAGATTCTGGCTCATATTTATAAACACCAGAAACTGTTGCAAAAACAAAGTATTTTTGACTTGCATATTCAAATACACAAGAACCGAGAATCTTTAAATCATTTTCTCTTATATCTCCAGTATCAAGAATCAACGCACCTTTTCTTAAAACAGCAGTACCTTTTTCTAATCTCATGTTCTGAGATTTTGAAACCATTGAAGGTCTTAAACTGATTGGGTTATCCCTAGAATTTAAACCAATGAAAGACTGATCGCCATCAAGTATGTAGTTTGACTTGTTAGAAGTCTGCTGTACTTGAAGTGATTCGGGGTCTTGCTGTTGGTCTGATTCCATTATTTCTTGTCAAAGAACTTTTTGGCTTCTTCTTCCTTTTTAGAAATTTTGGCTACATTATTATGGTAAAACAAAATACCAGTAATGGTTCCAAGTGTAAATGTGATAAGTAAGATAATCATTTTGTTTTTTAAAGGAGGGGAGGCACGCTAGAATTGCACTAGCCCTTAGGGATATTATCCTTTGTCAGTCGCTTGACGCCGACCCATAAATTTATAGTCCATTTCCGTAAATATTGTATCCCCTGTTACGGAGGTTTATTACAGATGTTGGAGTTGATGTAAATACTGGCATATTAGTACCAGTAAAATTAAATACTTTAGATATATTATTATAACTACCATCTTCATTTAGTGCATCAACTGCATCTAAAATATTTGTTATATTTGCTTCTCCAGCAAGGTAGTCATCACTAAAATCATTTCCTTGAAGATTAAGGTATTTAATTCCTGCATTGATAGGAATAAAAGTTATATCAGAATAATCCAAGCCACAGTTTGCAAAGTTAATAGAAATTAAATTAGGAAAAGAACCACTCATTGATGCTTCAAAATCATATATAGCACTTTCAGATAAATCTACTGCAACTATTGATGAAGGAAGTGAAAAAGTATAAACTCCTCTTCCCCTTGCATAAAGTGATTCCAAGTGAGTAAATGAAGCGTAATTTGTATCTGGTAGTGATGCTGGAACATTATATCCAATCCTTAACCATCTTAAGTATGGAAATGTAGTAGCGTTAATAAAACTTAAATCATCTACCGCTACATTGTCTATTCCAAGTGTTACTGTCCAATTATTATACCAAGTTGATGGAATAGCACCTGCAAGGTTTAGGTATGTTAAAAACAATGTATTTTCTTGACCTCTCATAACAAAGTTAGAAACCATATCTAAAAAATTTGTTGTTGAAAATGTAAGATTATTTAAATTTAAATATGTTACTTTTGTACTTCCATCTAAGTTAATGTTTTCGATTGTTCCAGTTCCACCAATTTTAACATTACTAAGATTTGGCATATTAGTTAATGCAATAGTTCTTACATTTGGACATCCTTTGATATGAAAATTTTCTAAACCAAAACCATCTAATGTATAATTTTTTACACCATAATCATCACCATCATATTGTTCAAAGTCTCTAAACTGTTTACTTGAACTATAAACAGTTCCAGCATCTGTTTCTGCTAATGCTATTTGGTGTGGAAATGTTTTTGTATTTTCAAGTCTTGAGTTTGTTACAATCTGATTTTTAAATACAGGAATTTGTGCTGCAGTAGTCTGAATAGTTCCATCACCAAATCGTAAATGAGCAGTAGTTAATTCTGCCCATTTTCCATCTATATCACCAACTTCTACACCACCATTGTATAAAGCACCATATGCATTTGATTGTCCTGCACCAATATTTGCATCTGTTCTTGTAACATACATCTCTGTTGTTTCATAATGACCAGCACTTCCAGCACCAGTATCAATAATTAAATTACTCTCAATATTAATTGGCTGAACTGTACCATACTCATTGATTGCTTTTAAATAACCTGCTTGCCAGTTAAGTTCATAACCAACCGCACAATTAAGCGAGACACCATTGTATCCACCACGACCAGAGTCAAATGAACCTTTAGAAATGTTCTGAATGCCTACTTCGTCAAAACGAATAGCACCAGACATAATACCACCAGTTCTTAATAATGCCAATGGGTCTGTTTCTACAGTTATACCGCCACCGCCGGGATTAGAGATTTCTATTCCCATTACACTACAGAGTATGCTACATGGATAACGGTACCTGCATCAGAATATGCTCGTACCACTCCGTTGTAATTATCAATAGAAATGCTCGATTGGGCTAAAAGGTTTAAACCTTGTGTTCCGTCTGTATTTAATACAATGTTTGCAGTATTGGCACCTTTGTTTTGTAGAATTACAACAATACGCTTTTCGGGAATTGTAGGGTAGTCTAAGATTGTAATATAATCATCAGAGACTGCTACATCTGCATGAATGAATTTTCTTAGGAATGGACTGGATACTTTGATATGTGACATTGGATTAGTATGGATTTATAAATTTTAGGCGGGGTTGCTGACCTTGCTGGACAGTAAGCTTCTGAATCTCAAAGTCAAGTAATTTAATTGCCTGTGACTCAAATGCAAAACCTTCCTGACTCATTTGCTCAGACATTGCCCAATCAGAGTGAATTGCTTTAACAAGATAATGCAAAAAGAATGCAGGAATTGCAACTTTCTCCCATGCATCGTCTGCTGCCGGGATATTATTGTTATTCACATTGGGTTCTGATGTAGTTGCCTTGATGCATTTCCAGAAATTACCGAGTTTACCACCATAGGCGGTACCGCTTGTCTTTGAAAAGTAACTATTGGCTTTATAAGCCCAATATACCACTTGACCTGGCACATATGAGGACCCAACGGTATAAATGTCACCAATCAGGTCTGGTGCTGGCTTTTTGTATGTAATATATAGTTCTTTAGCATCAGATGCGTCTACAAAAATGCGTCTAACGGTTTTAAGCACATTTCCAGATACAACCTCTTCGTATGTGTCAAAACTAAAGCCAATCTCTTTGACTTTTCCTTTTGAGCGAGGATCCTGTATTGTAACTTGCATGATAGTGCCAATATCCACCTTAAATGTTCCTTCTGAGTTTGTGATAATACCATCGTCTGGAATTACAATGTAATGCATTGTATCCACATTAACAACTGGAAACTTTGTAATTCTAATCAGGTCCGGGAATGCATCGTACTCCCAGCCGTACTTTAGACGCTTATCTGCGAAGTCTCTGATTTGGTTAAAACTCTCTTCTGTTAGGAAAGTCTTATCCATCCCAATAGCTTGAATAGCTTGGGATAATATAGTTTCGAAATCGACGGTTCTCATTTTACAATAAAGCCATTAGCGTCAAAGATGCCCTTTGCACCTCCGACCATAGTTCTTTTAACTCTGTTATGAACAGCAACCTCTGGGTTGTGTTTCAAAAAATCTTGCATAAATTCTTTATCCTCCCAGCATTCGTAGCCGAGACGAGTTCCCCAATAATGAAATGCAGCAGGGGGGATTCTTGCTACAAGTTGACCTATGCCTTCAATTGATGATGCGGCATTAGCGTGACCATACGCTGCTAATTGCTTAGCTTGTTTCTTTGCTTCAACTTCTTGAAGTCTCCAACCATTGAGGAGTTCCTCCTGAACCTGCTTTCGCAGGTCAGAAGGAATCACATCAGCCAAATCTTGGATTAAATCTGGCACCGCTTAGTATTACTCAGCAGTTAGGTCAAACTTACCGAAGCCAAGAGGATTGTGTACGCACAAACCTGCAACTGCTTCAATCATTCTTGCTGGACCACCACCGTAATCAGGCAGATTGGTTACTTCGGCAATATTGCCACCATAACGGATTTCTACGAGATCGAATGGAATTACATATCCAACAGTATGGTTCTTAAGGAACAATGATGGGTGTAAGCGAAGTGCACCGAAATCTCCTTCGAATACATCAATAGATGCTGTATAAGTAGCATCTGCTGCGTCTCTTTGGAATTGGCGAACTGCTACAGTCGTGTCGGATGTACCAGTAGAACGAGTGGTGTAGGTTAAGTTGGTAAACGCTCTCTTGAGGATAGGTCCGAGGAGTGCGTCGTAAGACTTGAATTGACCAGTTTGTTTATAGATAGAAGTCAGAACATTCTGGACTGTGGTTTCGTCAAGGTCATTAACTGAACCAGTAGCAATCGAAGAAGAGGTTGCATCATTCGCATCATAAGGAAGACAGAACTCATCAGGAACGATGGTTGTGTTTTCATTCGTGTCTTTATCTGCAGCTTTTACGAGCCACTTGTCAAGACCACGGGTCTTATAAGGAACTAAAGAACCACTTACAGTTTTTTCTGCTTGTGACGAGTTGGCTGAACAGAAAGTTTTTTCCATGTCACGCTTGAGCATCGTCATACCCTTAGCAACATTGTTCGCAAGTTCGTCTTTAACGCCGGCGATGTTGGTTACTGAGGATTGGGTTAATTTGGAAACGCGGACGCTTCTACGGAAGATTTGGATGTACGCAGCGAGTTCATTTCTGTACTGGCGAGCATCGGTCTTGACGTAGTTTTCATAGTCGCCAGATGTTACATCTGTGCCATCTACTACACCGTCGGTTTTAGGATCAGGAAGTGCGTCAACTTGCCAGCGGAACAAAGTTTGCTGTGGTTGGGCACCCTTTCTCGCCATTGACGAGAAAGGAGTATCTTTAGCATCAACTAAAGAGATGAGGTTTGCAATTTCCTCACGGCGACCAAGTTTATTTGATTGCGAGAGGGTTCTTTCGGTTAACATAGCCATATTATTTTATAGGGTATTAGGGGTTATAGGAATTTTGATACTATTGACTTTAGATCTTCTCGTGAACCAGTTTTCGCATATCTGGATTGAGCACCCCTTGCAGTAACATCACTTCTGCTGGTTTGAGTGCTCGAAACAATTGGCTTGACCGACATTGATGGTACAGACTTTGATGGTGCTGTCTTCTTAATTGAAGAAGCATTTCTTTGTAAGTATCCTCTAATGTAATCACCTACAAACAATTCATAATCTGGGAATTTCCTAAAATCAGGAAAGTTCTTTAAAACTTGAGTATATAATTTATATTCTTGTGAATCTTTATTCTTTAACCATGGATATGTTTCAATTGCGATTGGTTTCCATTGATTACGAGACTTGATGAAATCTAATTGCTTTGGAATATGTAATTCCATTGCTTTCATACAGTTTAGTTTCATAGTTCTGACGGTATTAGCATCAAAGTATGTTTCACCAACACTGAATCCATCAGGATTTGCTTCACATTGATATCTTAATTCTCTTGCTTGTTCATACTCTTTTTTAAGAGCATCTACGGTGTCTAAATCTGAAAAAGGATTATCGGGAGTTGGGGCTACTGATGTACCTTTGTTTTCCAGTTCTTGTACCTTAGATTTGAATGTTTCAAGTTCTGCTTCTAATGCTTCTGCTCGCTCTTCAGCGGACTTACGCAAAGAAGTTAACTTGTCGATTCGTTTTTGAACGCCAGTTAAGTTTTGTTCGGGGCTTTCGCCTTCTGTTTCTTGAGAAAGAACATTTTCGCCATCCTCCGCCTTGGGGTCAGTTTCTGGATTTTCTTCAACTCCGTCGAGTTGCTCTACTTCTCCTTCTTCCGCCTTGTCTTCCGTTTGGGCTTCTTCATCGTTGACTTCTGAAGGTGATGAATTACCTTCGTCTTGCTCGTCGGAGAACAAGACATCTCGCAATTGGTTTGCAAGACTATTTTCATTAAGAATTCCGAGGTTCTGTTCCGTGGGATTTAAAGATTCTCCACTATCATCTGGGTTGTTTGTCATACTTCAGCGTTTAAAGTTCGCAGAAACTAAAATCAATGTACTACAGTCTTTAATTTTGTCAAGCAATTAGTGCTTGGCTCGATTGTAATGTACAGAAGTGATTGCAAGATTCTTATATGTGCTTCTCATTGGATTGCCATCTTTGTGGTCAATGTCCTTACCAGCAATCTTCTTTTTGCCATATTTCTTTTTCATCATCAATCGTGCATGATTTCGTGAAGAACGATGTTTAATTTGCTCAGGTTTACCTTGGTATTCCCGATATTCTTTTTTGTAGTCTCTTGGTGCGTCAGCCATAATTATTTTCTTCCTTTAAGGTGTAATGCTTCAGAACGAGTACTTTCAAGTAACTCCTTGATATATGCAATTCCATCAGCTCGCCCGGCCTGGTGTGGTCGCTTATCCTCATTAATGTTTTGATTAATTGCAATATCAACCTCATTTTTATATGCTTGTTCAATGATAAATAGCACACCATCCCATAGGTCTGATTGTTCAAATGTTAATGAATTTAACAGTTTAATTTTGTTGTCTTGTTCCATAAGTTATTGTTGTGGAGGAACTTGTGATTGATCTTGTGGTTGACCCTGCGGAAGCAACTGGTTTGCTACTGCTTGATCTGGCTGTGGTTGTTCTCCTTGTTTTGCCATTTCAGTAAACTTGTCTCCTACAGGGGATACCCCAGTTCTACCAATTTCCTTGTTCTTTTCCTGGGAAATAGACATTTGGAGGTTCTTTTGGTAGTTAGATAACAGTTGTTGGAATACACCATCTGACTTAACCTGTTCTTGTGCTTTTGGATTCTTTTGTAAGATTTCCTGTAATGCACTCATCTTAACACCAGCAGCAGGGTCGTTCTGTGTATATTGTGCTTCAAGACCCAACATCATTAACGCAAGGTCATTTTGGACATCCTTATACTGCTTTTGACTTGCTGTTGCTTGGTCTGTAAGGATTTCAGCAGCAGTTTCAGGTGCAATAGCATTAACAAGAATTCTAATAAGTTTATTTCTGTCAATAAGACCACTTGAGTCCATTGGAAGAACGAACTGATTGATTGTCTTAAGTTTTTCTAAAACGAAATCTGTATCGTGTTCACGAACATCAAACTTAATAGAGAAGTCATACATTTTATGAATTTCTTCTGGTGTTGCTTTAATTTCAATTTCAGTAACTCTTTGAATTTCTTCAGGTAAAAGATACTGCAAGCACAAGGAGAACATTTGACGGTACACTTGACTCCACGACATAAAGTAATTATTTACTAAATGCTGTTGAGTCATCTGCGTGTGTACAGGCAGAATGTTCGCATGGTATAAACCAAGCATAGATGCAATCTTTAATTCAACCCTATCCATTAGAGCAAACGCAGTTGCTGGGGTGCCTGTTGGACTGGGGAGATATGCATAGTCATCTGGACCGTTAACAGGTAATAACTGTCCCGGACCGATCCTTTGCTGTGCAGCAAGTCTTCGCTTATACATAATAGGAGGCATAACTTCTAATGCAGTTCTATCTCTAGTTGCATCGTGCTGTGCTTTTAACTCCTCTTGGTCTGTATATAATAATTCAGGGATTCCACGAGACTCAACAATTGAGCGTCGTAATCTTTCTCTTCTGAATTCAATGAACGGATATTCTCCGTGTGCGTAATCTAAAATTTCGTGCTTGCCGTAAACATCGTTAGATACTAATGGGCAAAACACCGTGTAGTAGATTGAAGTGAATCCGCCTTTATCAATCTGTTTAGCGTAAGAGTAAACGATTTCGATTAGGTTATTTGCTTTCTCAACTGCGTTTGGAACAGTATTGATAAGCGGAATTAATGTACTGTCTTGTAAATATCCTGCTTTTCCTGCTGTATTACAAGCTTCTTCAATAAAGTCTTTATCCCAACCTTCTGTTTCTCCAATTGAACGTAACTGAATTTCAGTCATAAATGTTCTTTTGAAGATTACTCGTGCGTCTTGAAGATCAACAGTTTCAGGTGGGAAAGCAATTTCGTCAAATGGTTTAAGTGCTGCCACAACCGGTGCATTTTTATGAATATATGGTTGTTCATAATCAGCAGTTCCTTTTTCGCTTAAATCTTTACAAATACGTTTTGCTTCATCTTTTTCGCAACCAAGTGATTGCTGAATAATCATTACCACAAAGTCATTATCTGGAGATGTTTGTAGAAGTTGAACTGCTTGCATAAGCAATCCATTGCCTTGTGATGCAGCGTTTGAAATATCTTCAATTGTAATTGTATCATTTCTTTTTGCTATTCTTCTTTCCCAACCTACATGAACAGCAGACCAACCAAACTGCAATGTGTACTGAGCCCAAAGTTCTGCTTCACGCTCAAGGTCAGCACGGATTTTGTTTTTAACAATCCACTCCATTAGTGTTTGTGAAGCTGCTGCTTGCTCTGCGTCATCTACTTCAACTCCATTTACTTTAATATTTGCTTTCTGCCAAGATGTAATCAGTAAGGTTACAAGTTGGTTGATTGTTGTATCAATTAAACGAGTTCTAACGTCAGATGCACCTTCAAATGGAAATGGTTCAAATCCTAAGTGTTCTTCATGTTTTTTGCCATCATCTGACTGACCTTCCCATCTGCACATACGCTGATCGTCAGATGTTGTAAGACGAGACATATTACCACCATAGAAAAGACTTCTATGTAGTTCGTCATATAAATATTGAATATTTGGCTTATGTGATGAAAAGGCGAGCTTATCATGACCCTGACCCCAGATTTGTTCGGACATAGTTTTTACTTAGTTAATTTTTTAAAATAGTCAATAAGAACCTCCGCCAATTGGTTTGTAAGAATTTTCGTCTTCATAAGATGGATTCATTACGGCAACATATCTCAATGCATCAATCGGGTCTTTTGAGGCACCCTTGTCGCCATCTCCACCTGTCCACTCACGCATTGAGTAAATCAAGTTTTGACATTTCTCGGATATATACAATTTTGGTTTATTCACAATTGAGATTGGTTCAGACTGGTTGTAATATAGCCAGTCATTAATTATTGCAATTCCTTGGTCAATCTTAATGCCAGATGAAGGTGTAAAAGTCATTGGATTCTTCCCTGAGTCAAGCAGCTCAATTAAACTTGTTCCACCTTCGTTTGTAATAAGTTGTGAAGCACCAGCACGAGGGTCAATATAACGCTCGGTTACATCTTCACCAGCTTCAAGTTCCAGTATCAGTTCTTTGTATTCTTCAATGCCCCGCCCCGCACCAGACCTTTGAGCAGGTCCTTCACGACCGTCAACTTTCGAATCAGGTAACGCCCACTCGCCGTAAGAGTCGTCTGGAAACTCCCGATAAACGACGATGTCGCCTTCTTTCGTGACTTTTGCCCACAGCAGGAACCAGTTTCTGGCTCCAGCAGGGTCGCACGAAAAGAATATAGTACCTTCTTTCGGGATGTTTTCGTTTTTGATGATGT